CCTGGCATAGAGGTATATCTGGTGAGTGTGGGAGACAAAAGCATCTCTCGTATTTTCGAAATATCCCATCTGCTGCGGCGAAAGGGCATTTCGGCAGAAATAGGCATGGAGGGCAGAAGCCTAAAAAGCCAGATGAAAGCTGCCAATAAGCTGAATGCCCAATATGTAATCATGATCGGTGATGATGAGAGTGATGCGGGAACAATTACCCTCAGAAATATGCAGGATGGTCAGCAGGAAACTATTGATATTCAGATGATAGCAAGCACTATCGAGGATAAATTGAGAGCTTCTGGTAAATGTAAATAAGAATGTCAACATGAAAGGAGAGTTCCTGGCAAACTCATTGGAGAGTTCCAGGTAAAATTCTAAAATGAAACCCGAACAATCCGTATACAACAAGCTCCACAAGTTCTCCGCTAAAGAGACTGTGGCTGAACCCATCAAGATTGAATTTGCATTAGTTGACAATCTTGTTGGTTACGCAAAGGGAGTATCTAAATATAAAAGTGAAGGCGATGCTTTGGCTGCTGAACTTAAAAAAGCAAAAGATGCTCTGCTTAAATTGGCTAATCTTGGATGGAACATTGCAGATGATGCTGCTTCTGATTTAGTTAAGTTTGAAAAGGCTGCAAAAGAATTAGGCATTGACCCAAATTCAAACTCCGACTACAAGGCTGCAAGTGCTGCTTTTCAAGAATATAACAAATTGTCCAAAGAATATATTGCTATCACCAAAAAGTAATATAATCTCAAACAAACAATCAAGAGGCCACCTTCGGGTGGCTTTCTTTTTGGAATAAACTTTCACTTTGAGGTTATTTAGGTACGATGCACATTTTACAACCCGTAGGAACATCACAAACCATTACCATCATTCCGAGAGATTATGTGTTCTCATCGGAGGATTTGGATTTGTACTTTGAACGAGTGTTGCTTGATGGTGGAACGCTTGAGGCTTCCAGTTGTGTACGCCAAGCGTTAAACGACCTTGATGGCGTTAATTTGTACCTCACAAACGAGAATACAAACACTACGGCTACCATCAACCCATCTATCACCGAATCTAACGGCTTTATGAGCCTCTCTGCGACCTTTTCTTTGGTCGGTGGGACATTCTATGGTATGAAGATTTTCAAAGGCTCTAATCTCATTTACCGAGATAGAGTTTTCGTAACTTCACAAACGGAATATGACAAGTTCACGGTGAACCAAAATGTCTACACGGAGGAGGAATCCTACAACAATGAATTTATTGTGTTATGAGCAACATCCGATTTGTAAACCTATCCAACTACACCACTCCCGAAGTCAAAGAATATCGTGACAAGGACTGGGTTGCCTATGGTGAATCAAACAACTACTTCCAATATCTGATTGACCGATACAACGGAAGCGCAACAAACAACGCCATCATCAACGGCATCTCCGAACTCATCTACGGAAAGGGATTGGATGCTACGGATTCCTCACGGAAGCCCGAAGCCTACGCTCAAATGAAGTCCTTGTTCTCAAAGGATTGTTTGCGCAAGGTAACGGCAGACCTCAAGATGATGGGTCAATGTGCCTTCCAAGTCATCTACTCCAAAGACCACACCCGTGTGACGGAGGTATTCCATATGCCTATTGAGAGCTTACGAGCCGAGAAGTGCAACGAAGAAGGGGATATTGAAGCCTACTACTACGCAAAGGATTGGAGTGCCGTAAAAGACAAGAAAGAAACCCCTATGCGTATTCCAGCCTTTGGATATAGCCAAGAGGGTATTGAGATTCTATACATACGCCCCTATCGTGCGGGATTCTACTACTACTCACCCGTTGACTATCAAGGAGGCTTACAATATGCCGAGTTGGAGGAGGAAGTAGCAAACTACCACCTCAACAACATCAAGAACGGAATGAGTCCTTCTATGTTGATTAACTTCAACAACGGAGTTCCAACGGAGGAGGAGCGTTATATGATTGAGAGCCGTATCGGTGAGAAGTTTAGCGGTACGAGCAATGCGGGTAAGTTCATCCTTGCCTTCAACGACAACAAGGAGATGGCTGCGGACATTACGCCCGTACAACTCTCTGATGCCTCTGACCAATACCAATTCTTGGCTGATGAGGCAATGCGTAAGTTGATGGTTGCTCACCGCGTTACTTCACCGATGCTTTTGGGCATTAAAGACCAAAGCGGACTTGGTAACAATGCTGATGAGTTGAAGACGGCTTCTGCCCTATTTGACAACACTATCATTCGCCCCTTCCAAGAGATGATTTTGGATGGTGTGGATAAGATTCTTGCTTTTAACGACATTTCACTCAACTTGTACTTCAAGACCCTTCAGCCTTTGGAGTTCCAAGAGGATGTTGTTGTAGACCAAGAAACACAAGAAGAAGAAACGGGCGTTAAGTTGTCTGCTGATGAACCTACGGATGAATACTTTGACAATGCCTTTAATGAGTTGGAAGCTCTCGGTGAGGTTATTGATGAATCCGAATGGGAGTTGGTAGAGGAAGCCCCCGTAGATTACGAGGCAGAGGCGCAGATGGAGAAATTCTTTGCTTTCGCTTCTACGGGGACTGCTTTCCCCAATGCCAAATCTTCTCAAGATGGAGTAACGCCATTTGGACGGCCTTATAAAGTGCGTTACGGATATTCCCCCGAACAAGCGGGAAGCAACTCACGAGAGTTCTGCAAGAAGATGGTATCAGCGAAGAAGGTTTACCGCAAGGAGGATATTCTTTCAATGTCCACAAAGGCCGTTAATGCTGGATTCGGAGTAGGAGGAGCGGACACCTATGACATTTGGTTGTATAAGGGAGGCGCACGATGCCACCATTTTTGGATGCGCAAGGTGTTTATGGCTAAAGAGGGAGCAAAGAGCGTAGATGCTAAATCTCCCAATGCAGAGGTAGGCGTGAATAAGGCAAAGAGAGCGGGAGCGGAACTGGAAGTCAATGACAAGAAGGTAGCCACTCGTCCCGTTGATATGCCCAATGAAGGATTTGTAAACCCACGATAAGAGATGGCAACGGCTTTATTTATCAAGCGAGAAGACCTTGTGCGTAGCACCGCACTTGGAGGCAATGTAGATACCGATAAGTTCATTCAATGGATTAAGGTGGCTCAAGAGATTCATATCCAAAACTACTTGGGTACGGATTTGTACAATAAGATTTCAGCCGACATCATTGCGGGAACTCTTACTGGAAACTACCTCTCATTGGTAAACACCTACATTCAACCTATGCTCATCCATTTTGCGATGATGGAGTATCTTCCCTTTGCAGCCTATACGATTGCCAACGGAGGAGTCTACAAGCACAATAGCGAAAACTCAACAAGTGTAGAAAAGGGTGAGGTTGACTTCTTGATTGAAAAGGAGCGCAAGATAGCGGAATACTACACCCAACGGTTTGTGGACTATATGTCTTTCAACCAAGATTTGTTCCCCGAGTACAACTCAAACACTAACAATGACATCTACCCCGACAAAGACATCCAAAGGAGCGGTTGGGTTCTCTAAACGGACTTACAAACCGAAGATGCAAAATATCCGCAAACTAAAGTTATTTCTAAAGGAAGAAGCAAAAAATGAGTAATCTTATCTCTTGGGGAACTGTCTATTGTGAGACTTGGTGGGGCGATACTGACCGCACTACCTTGTCTATTCAGAATGATAGCGCACCCCCTTGCTTCGCACCTATCAATGACATTGCTATTGCGTTTCAAGAGCGTGTTGAGGCTGATGGAGGCGTATTAGAGGGCTACGCTTGTTTGGTGGCTGCTCTGCAAGATTTGGGAGAGGATAACTATTACGAACTATTTGACACCTATATCCAACGGATGACTGATGATGGGGCTACGCTTGAAGGCCGAGACTGCCTTGTTGAACAATTATTTAATTTGAACTGATGAGTTATTTTGATGATGCCTCACTCGTAATGATTCCGAGTGGCTATAAAGACCAAAAAGTATATAGTGTCAAACCGATAGATGGTTCGGGCGATTTGACATTCAGCCGAGCCTCTAACGCGACCCGTGTCAATAGTTCGGGTTTGGTGGAGAAAGTTCGTACGAATTATGTTCTACAAAGCAATTCCTTTGACACGACTTGGATTAATACGGATACCGCAGAAGCGAGCGCACAATCCGACCCCGATGGTGGCAATACTGCTTGGAAGATTACGGAAACAGTAA